AGCAGTAATGGTATAAGCAGTTGTACCTGTACCTGCAGCGTCTGCTACTGTACCATTGACTGCTGTTGTTATCGTACCACTAGCGTATGTAAATAGTTTGTTGTTACCACCCAGTATTACTGTGCCTGTCTCCGGTAACTCAAAGATAGCTTCAATGTCGTTAGTACCTAGATCAGCGTTAGTAGAACTGTTTTGTTTAGTCCAACCTTTTCTAGCACCAATCCTACCAAACTTATCTATGACACAGTTATACGCTTCTAGTGCGTAGCCTGATGACAGATCAACACTACTCTCTTGGGTGTTAATACCAAGAAAGCCCGGTGCTGATATCGTAGTTGTAAGTAAAGGTTTAGCCATTATACTGAGTGCCAAACAAATTCATCTCTATACCTGCCATTCTCAATAGCTATAGCATCTCCTAGTGATTGATCTGCTAATGCTCTAGCTTCTGATACTGACAATCCTTGATCCTCACCACGCTCTGCTGTAGCCATTGCATAGGCATATTTAATAATAGGTTCTACAGGCACATAAGGTACATCAGAGTCAGCACTTAACGCTGCTTGAGGAACTATAGTATTAAAGTAAATATTGTAAACAGCATCAGGAATTGGATATAAATCTACTTGAGTATCTCCATTTAGATTTACTCCGTTAAAGTTATAATATAAAGGCGCACCAGTCTCTGTTGAGTTTGTATTCAACATCCAGTTAGTTATAGTAGTGTTTGGTACATATTTTAAAAACGTATCTTCTTCACTGTTTACAACATCCACTACTTTAAATCTTTGCCCTGCTCCTACTAATACATAGTTAAACAAACTAGGTGTTGTAGTGACTGTTACTGTTGCTGTTAAAGCGTTCCAGTTATAAGAGTCTTCTACAAATCTCTTAGCATCATTAATGTACTTACCAATCAACTTAGAGTAAGGAGTAGACGTAACGTTTTCTACCTCAGACTCTCTGAGTCGTATTAGTACATCGTTTACAAGTTCTATATAGTTCATTTCTTCTTACTCTTTCTAGCTGTTGTTAGAGCTATAGCCACTGCTTGTTTCTGTGGATATCCTTCTTTCTTTAACTTCTTTATGTTCTTGCTTACTGCCTTCTTACCTTTATGTAGTGGCATTAGTTTTCCTCATCGATTTTAAGAGACACTTTCCTGCTATCTTACATTTAGTTGGATAAGGACAAGTAGGACAAGGTGTCATAAATTACCCATGAAATTGTATAGCTTCTGCTGGTCTTAGCTCCATACTAACTATATAAGTTAATGTGCTGTTAGTACCACTATTCTGTACTCTTAGAATATCGTTTTCTTTAATATTTATACGAATTTGATCCAATAATAAACTTTGACCACTAGATCCACTTAGTGCATTACCAACAGCTATAGTGTATTCATTACCAGTATGACTGTCGTACCAATACACTGTACCACTTTCATTACCAGCAGTAGCAATGATATAAATCATGTTTATAGCTGCTGTATTTTTAGCAGGAACTGTATACAAATCAGCTTTAGAACTATCGTCAGTTCTTCGTTTTACTGCTGTTACGTTTCGAGCCATGTATTATTCTTTCTAATGATTTGACAAACCCAGCCCAGATCTCTTGAGGGCTAGGGAGTAACCAACCTATTACCAATAATAATAAATACCACAAAGGAACATTGGTATTGTTCTGAACTAACTGTTCTACGTTCTTAGTGGAAATGCTAGTGTCAGTATCCTTCTGACTCACATTAACATTCTCACCTTCAATCTTAGTATTCTCTTGATTGACTACTGCTTGCTGGGTATTCTCTTTACCTACCTGTGCATTGGCATTAACACCTGATCCACCTTTTAGTAGCTTGAGCGCACTGCAACCTTGTAAACCGATTATACCACAAATCAGCAGTGTTGTCAATACCTTATTCACTGTCTTCCAAAAATAATATCTAGTAGCCAGCCAAAGGAAGCACCCAGAATAAGCAGTAAAGCACCAGCACCTTTCCACTTGGTAACAACAGCAGACATATCCTTAACGTCCTGACGTAGTTCAGACATCTGACGCTGTAGCTCTTCTACGTTAGCCTCAAGTCTACCTATCTGTTTGTTAATGTCTTCCATTACTTACCCTTTTTCTTTTTAGGAAAGCCCTTCTTCATGTTGGCATACGCTTCTGGACTAACTGTGCTTTTAGATTTAGAACGAGAAGTACCAGCCTTCTTCCGCTTATTCATGTTGTAATATAATCCTTGTTTCATTACCATTTCACCTTATCTGCCCAGTAAGCTGCTGACATCTTTCCTTTAGCTATGTTCTTAGCGTGTCTAGCTTTAAATGATTTCTGTCTAGCAGTTGGTTGTCTATCACCTGTAACCCCTTGCTGACCAAACCTAATGGTCTTTACTTGGTCACCCTCTTTTGCTACCACCACATGAGACTTAGTAGGATGGCTTGGTGTACGTTTAGGTTTGTTAAATCCTGAAACACCTGCTCTAGTTAGTCTACTGTCTTTCATCTCTACCTCGATCTAAATAGTTGTTTCCTAGCGTTGTTTCTTTTCTTAGCAATACTAGCTGTCTTCTTACGTTTACTTAGCTTAATACGCTTTGGTGTTGGTTTTTCTTTTTTACTAAACTTGTCTCGTTTAGTGTTACTTAAAGACGGAGTTACCTTACCTTTACCCTTCTTCTTATTATTAACAGCAGCCATTTTATAAAACCACTTCTTTCCAACTTACAGTTGGTTCATCCCAAACATAAAACTTTCCATCATTAGGAAATGCTACTGGAGCTTCCCATTGGAAATTTGTTTGATTAAGAATCCAGCTTGGATATTCTTTAGGTAAGATAAATGCGTCATTCTCGGAGTCGTAAGTCGATCCTACCTGAGCATAATTAAATCTAAAATTATTGTTGTAGCTTGTCTGCTTCCAGTTTGTATAACCACCACTCCAGTTAGTTAAGAACTCAATACCAACAGGTTCACTCTCTGGAAAAGGTAAGTCATTTAGATCCTCATTATTCACAACGTGAACTTCGAGAACTAAATTGTTTTCATCAAGTTTTGCAAAGTGTGCCATTACGCTTGATACCTATATTTAATAATTACAATTCCTGATCCGCCATTTGCTCCAACGAAATTTGAGTTTGCGTCTGACGATCCACCACCGCCGCCACCACCTTTGTTAGCTGTTCCAGCTTGCGCAGCGTTAATGCTTCCGCCACCTTGACCGCCACCGCCATCTCCACCGCCAGAACCACTAGTTCCATAAGCTCCACCACCACCGCCTCCGGCGTAACGGACTGAGCTACCTGTAATTGAAGATAGTTCACCCCAGCCACCACCAGAACCCGGACCGTTTTGACTGTTATTATCACCGGGGTCTCTTTTGCCACCGCCACCACAGCCGCCGTTAAATCCACCTACCTTACTTCCGCCATTCTGTCCTTGATTACCAGTACCACCGGTTTGTTGGGAATATTTAGCACCACCGCCACCGCCTCCACCACATCCACCAGAAGCACCAGCACCTTCAAACTTACCGCCTCCACCACCACCGTTTCCGGTTTGCCCAAAAACGCTACTACTACTTCCAGTACTACCAATTACGTTTCTTGCACCGCCACCGCCACCACCACCTACTGTTACTCCGTAACTGGTTGCACTTAATGAAGATACGGTTGTGTTGTTCCAACCACCAGCACCACCACCACCGCCGTTATTACCACCGCCTCCGCCGCCGCCACCAATAATCAAGGTTTCAGCTTGACCAGCCTCGGCATATCCAGAGCCAGCGTTAGTGATTGTGAATGTTCCATTGCCGGTAAACGTATGGATTTTGTAACTACCACTAGTAGTTATCGTTCCACCTGTAGCAGCCATGTAACTTATGTTGCTTGTTCCACGAAACGAATTCATATTAATTGCACCAGAAGATGCAACAGAACCATTTGGTCCACTTGTACCAGCAGGAACTAAACCACCGCCAGCATAGTATTCACTTAAAGAGTGAGGCGTAGAACCACCGTATTCAGTGGCTATCGTTGTCATAGATACAGCACCTGTTGATGGGATTGCCATTTACTTACCCCTTCAATCTTTTAACTTCTGCGCTAAGTTCCTTTACTGCTTCAATTAACAGTGGAACTAAACGCTCGTACCTAACTGTTAAGTATTGCTCGTCGATTGGCGCAGGGGCTACAACTTCAGGCATGATCTTCTCAACAGACTGAGCAGATACACCAACTTCTTTAGTAGCTTTGTAGCCAAGAGCTTGTGCTGTTTCGTTTGCTTCGTAGTAGAAGCCTTCGAGCGACTCGACTTTTTCTAGTGCGTTCTCGATCTTGCCAAGATTGGTCTTGAGGCGATCATCTGAGTAGTACGCTGTGACGTTTCCGGTTGCAGTTAAGTCGCCTGTGACAGCAGCACCGCCTGATGTTGTAGCTATTTTAATTGACCCAGCATAACAAATATCTGTTGATCCTAACATATTAGCTGTAATAGACCACTGGCTATTTACATCATCATATAAACCGTATGACGAAGCATTGTTGTGCATAAAATTAGCTCGACCACCAATCGAATAACCTTCCCAACCACCTTTACCATTACCATCAATCTCAATAGAGCCTAAATCTCCAGTAGGTGCTCGCAAAGTTCCTGCACCTGTAACAGTTATATCTCCAGTAGTAATAGCGTTGGTTGTGCTTGCACCTCGACCGGTAACGCTATTGAGCGTATCAGCTTCTGACGTTAAGTAACCAGCAGATGCGTGGTTTCCCCACCCGTATGCAGTATCCCAGTTAGTAGAATTGTTTGTTGTTGTGTACCAGCTTGATGCTGTATAGACAGGATCTGTTTCGGTGTAGCTAGTTAGATAACCAGCAGAAGCATGGTTGCCCCAACCATACGCTGTATTCCAGTTAGTTGAGTTACCACCACTAGCGGTTACAGTACCAGATAAAGTTATACTTGAAGTTAAATCAATAGTAGTTCCGCTAATATCTACATTAGTACCGCCAGAGTAGACTGCTGTTGCAGCAATCTGTGTAAATGAAATGTTTGTAGTGCCAAATGTAATAGTACCTGCAGTGTTCATTACATACAGTTCACCAGCACCTGTGTTACCTTCTGATACAAAGAAAGCATCACCTTCTCCAAGTGCATCAGAATCACCTGTACCAAAACTATCAGCGTCTGTAGCTCTAGTAAGAACCCAGTTGGTTACACCATCCCCTACAGTTGTTACGGTGTAAACACCATTCTGTGTAGCATCTGCTTGTGTATAGACCAACACTCGATCATTAAGACTAAGTGCAACTCCATCAATAGATATTGCCGCTTGAGTACCAGCATTAGTTAGCGTAGCACCAACTCCAGAACTACCGTTGTTATAAGTTACTGTTAATGCAGTAGGAGACTCAACTCTAACTGGAGAATGATAATGAATACCAGAAGATACGAGTGTATCAACGTATGCCTTTACAGATTGCTGAGTAGGAATCTTAGTTGCAGAGTTAGATGACATATTATCTTCGTCAATAACAAAAGACATTAATGAAGTAGAAGTATCTGACTCCATTACTGCGCCAGCAGCAGCTACGTTAGTAGCATCTGTTACGTCAGCAGCAGTCTCAATACCAGCTAACTTAGTTTCTTCAGCAGTGGTATAGGAAGCTGTAGTGTTTTGTAGAACAGATGAATATGCTTGTACTGTTGAACCAATGTCAGAATCTAAAACAGCATCAGAACCTAAAGCAGTATTAACATCAGTAGCACTAAGAGTAACTGCACCTGTTCTAGTATTAAAAGAAGTTACAGCACCTGAAGCAGAAAAAGCAGCGTCATCCCATGCTGATCCATTCCAAATATATAATTGACCTGCTGTAGTGTTATAATATAATGCACCAGTTAGTAAAGCATCACCATCATTATCTAACGTAGGTGCAGAAGATTTAGCACCTAAGTATCTATCATCAAAAGAATCATAAGAAGCAGCAGCAGACGTTGCAGAACTAGCTGCAGCAGTAGCAGAACTTGCTGCATTTGTTTCTGAAGTAGACGCATTACTTGCTGACGTAGAAGCATTACTTTCTGAAGTAGCAGCATTGGTCTCAGATGTTGAAGCATTTGATGCAGATGTAGAAGCAGCACTTGCAGAAGACGCAGCAGCAGTTGCTGAACTGGCTGCATTAGTAGCAGACGTAGCTGCATTAGTTTCTGAAGTTCCTGCGTTTGTTTCTGATGTTGAAGCGTTACTAGCTGATGTACTAGCAGAGCTTGCTGATGAGGCTGCAGCAGTAGCACTAGACGCTGCAGATGTTGCACTTGAAGCAGCATTAGTTTCAGACGTAGCAGCATTAGTCTCACTTGTTGCTGCGTTAGTTTCACTTGTAGCTGCATTGGTTTCGCTAGATGCTGCAGCAGTTTGTGAAGCAGCCGCAGCAGTTGCAGAAGTAGACGCAGCACTTGCTGATGATGCAGCAGCAGTTGCAGATGTAGATGCGTTAGTAGCTTGAGTAGTAGCAGTAGTAGCTGATGAAGTTGCTGAAGTAGCAGAGCTTGCAGCAGATGTTGCAGACGTACTAGAACTAGTTGCACTAGTAGCTGAGTTAGTTGCTGAAGTAGCTGCAGATGTAGCTGACGCTGCAGCAGCAGAAGCTGATGTAGCTGCGTTATTAGCAGCAGTTACAGCAGCAGCAGCTTCGTTAGTTGCGTCTACAGTAGCGTCACCTGCTCCGCCAACACCTCTCCATATAGCCATTGTATTATTCCTTACTTGGTTGCAATATACATTGTTACTTCAAAACCAAAACGCATTTTAGTATATTCAGGTTTAGACCACATTAATTATTCTCCTAAGGAAACTCCCCAGACCTTGTTAGATCTGGGGAGGTATTACATTAGCCTAGTAATTAGGCTGGAACAGCTAGAGCAACAGCAGAGCCGTCACGCAACTCAGCTACACCGTAAAGCATATCTGAGGTGAATAGCGTACCGAGGTACTCTTGCTTGTACTGAGCTTGTGAACGTACACCCATTTGCTCAGCAAGAACGAAAGCGTCTTTATGAGCAAGCAAGCAGATACGGTCAGTTGCAGAGTTACCAGCAGCAGTATCAGCATTGGTAGACACATAGACTTTAACGCCATATACGTCACCTACCTGACCATTGCGGATGGTGTTACCGTTGCTTACATCACCAACAAATGCTTGCTCTGTGAATCTAGCAAGACCCATCAAAGTGTTACGAGTTGTTGGAGGAATGACAAGGAAACGATCCGTCATAGGAACGTCTGCATCGTCAAGTCTCTGGATTGATCTACGGATACCAGCATCACCAAGCGCAGCAGCGTTTGAAGTTGTTGAGTTGTAAGCAGTTGCACCAGTTGAACCAATAAAAGCATTGGTTGAAGAAGCAGCAGTAGCGTAGTCAGAAGTACCAACAACACCACCATTAACACCACGACCAAGCCTAATAAGGTCTGTATCAACTTGTTTAGCAAGAGCGTAACCAGCATCGTCCGTGTAGAACTTACGTAGTGAAGCAAGTGCTTGAGTCTCTACGATATCCTCGATCAAACGTGAATACTCATAGTGTTTGTTGATAAGAACTTGTTGCTCTGACTCAGTTGCAGCAATTAGTGTAACTTGAGTAGAAGCTGCCTTTGCAGAAGCAGAACCACGAGTCGGCTTCGGAATGTGAAGCGTATCGCCTTTCTTACCTTTGAAAGACATTTTAGAAAAGAGATTAGCTGCAACAAGATTCTGCTTGTAAGCAGCAATGATTTCGTCACTCCAAATTTCTGGGATAAATTTATCCGCAGTAGTAAGGGTAACGTGATTAGTACCAAGTGCCATTTTTTATTTCCTTTCGGTTATTTGACACGCCCTTCTGCGTATGCAGACATTATCTCATCTTGCATCGCATAGTAGCGATCTGGATCACGTAAACGTAAATTAATAAGATCAGTCCTACGATAAGTCTTTTTAGAACTCGGAGCAGGTGAGCCAGTGTCTACTGTAGCAGCTTTAAGATTCTTAGCTGTTTCTTTCTTTGCATCAGTAACCATGTCAGGTTGTGTTACTTGTTTCTCTTTATTCATAATGTTCCATGTTGATACTAGCTCAACAGCAGAATCATAATCATATTGAGAATGAGCTTCTGTAAACAACCTAGTTCTTATTGGTGAAACTTTAATCCACTCAAAGAACTTTGGATCTTGGATTACTTCATCAAAGTTAGGAAACTGTTGCCTTAATCTTTGTTCAACCTGCTGTGATTTATAAACAAACGCTTGTTCTTGTGCTTGTTTTATAGCAGGATGATTAGATACAACATCATTGACTGCACCTACAGGATCTTCTAAGTATCTTTCTGTAGGATCTTTTTCTTCTTGTTTAGGGTTTTGAACGGCTTGTTGTTGATAGAGTTCCCGTTTAAGTAGATCGTCAGCTAGTCTTCTGACTTCACCAACTTCTTGAGCTTGCTTACCAATTAACCTTTCAGCTTCTTGGTGCATCTTAACAATATCATGGATTGATTTGTTACGATACTTGTCTGGTATTTCTGGTTCAGGTTGTTCCTCTTGAACAGGTTGTTCTACTTGTTCTTCTGGAGTCTGTTCTTCTTCTATACTATCAAACTCAAGTTCTTCTTGCAACGGATCTTCAAACTTCGCCATACTGTCTCCTGTCACGCTTGTGATTTTAGGAATTAAAAAATGTTACCTGACGCTAACCCTCTCTGCGCTTATAGGCAACTCTTGTAGCCTCCTCATGTTTCTTTGCCCAAGCATCTGCTGCTGTTGGAAAGTCTCCTGTGACACCTTCCAACGAGATACGCGGACTAGAAATAATACGGAGAGCTATACATTCACAAGAAGGACAGTCAATATGTTTTACCTTCTCGTCAATATATTTTTCCGTTAGATGACCTTCACCACATCTAAACTCAAACATCCTTTTCATTGAGTTGCTCCCATGATTCTTCGGATAGTTGCTTGAGTGTCTTGATCCAGTAAAGAACATCTAGTTGACCTTTCCTAAGGTTTAGTTCTTCTAAACTCTTAGTAGCCATTAAGTTGTTTCTTTCTTCAATCATTTTGTCAACATCATTTAGGAGATCTATCCATCCTTTTGTTGACATCATTTCAAATCTTGCTTCGTAATACTCTTGGAGTTCTTTATCCAATATGGAGTCCTCTATTAAGTTACTATAATGAGCCATCATTATACCACAAAATCAGTGTTTTGTCAAGTGTTTTTTTGTCTCATTTGTTCTCTAACTATCTGCTCATTTGAATCTATCTGGCGTTCTTTAAGAATAAGATCAGCTACCTTAACACGCTTTTCAAATTCATTCTTATCTCGTGTATTCATGTTAGCAGATAAACTTCTTATTAAATCAGCCTTTACTTTATCATCTAATAAAGATGCTTCAACCAATAGCTTCTGCGCTCTAGCTTGTGCTTCCTGTGCGTCAGCAGCAGACTCAGCAGCCCTAGCATTAAGTTCATTAGCCTGTGCCTCAATAAGTCCCATCTGGAGCATGTGATGCTGTTGTTCCATCTGTTGTGCTTCAGGGTTAGGCTGTGACATCTGTTCTAGCTGTGCCATCAACTGTTCTTTGTTCATCAATCCTGACGTAGCAATAATGCTTCTTAACAAGATAGGAACAATAGGGGAGTTAGGACCGAGCGTTTGCATCAGACCAACAAGCTGTTGTTGTTCATACTCTCTAGCTATAGCACCAATAGAAGACATAGTAGTAAACTCTCTCATTGGGTAACGGTCTGGATCAAACTGCATATACCTGTATGCGACTTTCTGAACCATTGGTATAATGAAATCATCTTGGAATGAAGCCATTGCCAATTTATTTTTCTTGACAATCGCTGACATAGCCAGAGACATACCCATTCCATTATTCTGTCCTGATGTAGATGCTGCGCTCTTGACCAACTCTGACGAGTCTAGTGTGCCTGTAGCTTGTAGCAGCATTGCTTCAAACCCTTTAGCTGTCTCATAGTTAGAAGCATCTGTAGATCCAAACTTAAATGGTTGTAAGATCTCAGCAGGATTTCCATTGGTTAGAATGTTCTTACCCGGTCTAACTTCAAACTTCATACCTCGTG